GACTTTTGGACTTCAATATCTCCTACACTAGCAACTGGTGGTCGTGCAATTCTTACAAGCACACCAAACAGTGACGAAGACACATTTGCTACTATTTGGAAACAAGCAGAAGATAAGTTTGATGAACACGGTAACGAACAAGAAGTAGGAATTAATGGTTTCCATAGTTTCCGTAGTTATTGGACAGAACATCCAGATCGCGACGAACAATGGAAACAAGAAGAACTTGGCCGCATTGGTGAAGAACGTTTCCGTCGTGAATATGATTGTGAATTCCTAGTATTTGACGAAACGCTAATTAGCAGTATTAAACTTGCTGTTATGGCAGGTGACACACCATTAGTTAATATGGGCCAAACACGTTGGTATAAAAAGCCAACTTCGGAATACACATATGCAGTAGCACTTGATCCTAGTATGGGAACAGGCGGCGATAATGCTGCTATACAAGTATTTGAATTACCAAGTTACGAACAAGTTGCAGAGTGGCAACATAATCAGACTGCTATTCCCGGGCAGATAAGAGTGCTTGCAGATATCTGTAAGTATCTTGCGCAGGAAACAGGAAACCAGAACGGAATTTACTGGAGTGTTGAAAACAACGGTATCGGCGAAGCAGCACTTCTCGTTATAAACGATTTCGGTGAAGAGAATATTCCAGGTCTATTTGTGAGCGAACCAATTAGAAAAGGACACGTCAGGAAATTCCGTAAAGGTTTCAATACTACGCACGGCAGCAAAATTACTGCCTGTAGTAGACTTAAAACTATGCTTGAAAATGATAAAATGATTATACACAGTAAGCCATTTATATCAGAGCTTAAAAACTATGTAGCAACAGGATCTAGTTACCAAGCAAAACTAGGCCAGTCAGATGATTTAATAAGTGCTACATTACTTGCATTAAGAATGATGGCAGTATTAAAAGATTGGGATCCAAGAATCTACAATACATTTACGCAAGCCGAAAATATAGAAGATTACGAAGCACCAATGCCGATCTTCATTAGCACAAACTATTGATAAATATATTATAATGAAAAATTTAGATCTAATAGCAGAAGAACTTTTTAATAAGATACGTGGACGTTTTCCAAGTGTTACCTTAGGTGATGCTGAAGGCAAAGTTACCAACGTTCCTACAGATGCACGATTCTTTGATTTTGATTACAAAGAAGGTGATATAAACTTAGGAAAAGTAAGTGTAAGTTTAGGCGAAAACAGCGTCGAAATTATGTACAGTGATAGTTTTGTATCAGAACAAGATGACGTTACAAAAGAGAATTGGTACAATTTCTTAAAGGAAATGAGACAGTTTAGCAAGAAACGATTAATGACATTTGATACACGTAACATCAACAAGTCTAATCTTGACAAAAGAGATTATAAATTTTTAGCACAAAATCGCGGAGAAGAAACAATGAGTGAATCAAAGATGTACGGAACGAACCGTGTAAGCTATCAAAAGGTAGATGGCGCAAGGCTAGTTGTTAAGCACACTGAAAGCGTTAACACAGAAATTGCAGGCGGACGCACACGCAGCATTGGAAAGATATACATTGAGAGCGCAGACGGCGAACGATTCATGTATCCATTCAAACACCTAAGTGGTGCAAGAGCAATGGCACGTCACGTTGCAGAAGGTGGCAAACCATTTGATGAGTTTGGTACACATATTGTTAGTCTAAGTGAAGAAATGAACAAACTCCGCAAGTTCAAGAATTACATGGGCCGCAGTGCTGTAATGGCAGAAAGTTTAGCTGGATACACTGACGTTGTAAATGACCGTATTAAATCAGTTAAAAAGACAATTGAAAGCCTTCAGAAGCCTAGCTATTATGCAGAAGCAATTGGTTCATTTGAAGCAGCAGTAATGGAAGATGTTCCTGCAGATGTAAAAGAAAATTGGATCGACCAGTTAACTATTAAACAGTTTAATGAAGAATTATCAGATGTGTTCCCATACATTTACAAATTAGTAAGTGAAGCAACTAAAGCTAAAGAGCTAACTGCTGCTGATTTACTAGGTGAAGAAGACGGCGGCATTTATCAAGACGGTATGGAAATTCCACAAGATGTTGATGGCGCAAGCGCACCTGCAACAAGTCCTCGTCCAAAAGCTCGTCCGTCAGATTTAGGTAACACACAACCTGCTGATTCATATGTAGTTAAGCCAGGTGACACAATTTGGTCAATCGCTGATAGATTTGCTGATAGCAACTATGACGGTGATACTAAAGCGGGTGCAAAAGATATTTTAGAATTAAACGGCATCACTGATCCAAGATCATTAAAGCCGGGTCAGAAACTAGAAATTGGTTACTTCATGGGCGATATGCAAAGTGGCGGAACACGTGGCTTACCTCCAGGTGGTTTTAAAAGCTATGAATCACAACTAGAAGATAGTTTTGATGAGCTAATGGGTCAGTTTGCTGAATCTAAGGATAGCGAAGTTGAAGAAGAAAAGGCTGTGGAAGAACAAAAGACTCCAGTTACTGAATTTGTTCTTAGTATGTTTGATCGTGAAACTGGACAGTTTCCAAAAGGTGAAACAGCAATATTAACAGCAGTAGAAAAAGACTATGGCGAACAGTATATTACTCCAGCGAAGGCATTCATCGAAGCAATCAATGCAAAGTATGAAGAATTAAATGTTCAAAGCAATCCGATAGTTGACGATTTTGGATTTGAAGAGACAGGAACCGTAATGGAACCAACAGTTGAACAAGACGAGGAAATAGACGAGGGCGGTATCGATGATGTGCGTGTTAATTATCGACCTGGTCGTGACCCGGAGCGTGATGCTAGTTATAGACGTCCTAGTTATTCAAATAACGGTACATACAATGATGATTATAAAAACGAGTTTGACGAATTAGAAGCACTTATGGGCATGACTTCGTTTAGTAGTGAACAAGAGATGCGTAGAAATTTGTTAGCTAAAAAATATGGTATTAGACGCCCGTCAGATTTAGCAGCAAAACGTAAAGAGTTTAATGCAGACTTAGCAACAAGAAATCAAAAACGTTGGAAAGATCAAGACGCTAGAAATGCTCGAGCAGAAAAAGAGCATAGAGCAGAAATGATGAAACTTGCTCCTCAGTTTTTTAATCCAGATGGTACACCAAATATCAATGCATGGAAAGCAGCAGGATCACCTACACCATCCGAGTTGATGAAGGGCAAGAAAGCAGGCGCAGAGAAAGATGACGGGAAAGGATTTAGCTTGCCACGTCAAACTAGACGCCAAGGCAATACAGGTAGTACGTATGATGATGCACCACTAAGAGCTCTAAGAAGAGAATCGGAAGACTTAACAAGTATTAAAAAATTAGCTGGACTATAAAAAGGCATAAATAATTTACTAGGTTGAAATACCTAGTTGATTTTCTAAGTTTTTTCAAGAAAAGACTTGACACTTTGTATAGTTTGCAGTATACTTAATACTGTGCTATACACTTAAAGGCACTAGTAGCAATAACGCTACTGCACATAGGCATAACATTTTAGGAGGCATATACTATGGCATCATTAGCAGAAATCCGAGCAAAGCTCAAAGAACAAGAAGCCCGCACAGGCGGCAACGGACAATCGTCCGGCGGCGACAACGCAATTTACCCATTTTGGAATATTAAAGAAGGCGAATCAGCAACGATGCGTTTCCTTCCAGATGGCGATACTGAAAACACTTTCTTCTGGAAAGAGCGTTTGATTATCAAACTTCCATTTGCAGGTATTAAAGGTGAAACTGATTCACGCCCTGTACAAGTACAAGTTCCATGTATGGAAATGTACGGAGAGTCTTGCCCAATCCTTTCAGAAGTACGTGGTTGGTTTAAAGATCCTTCATTGGAAGATATGGGTCGTAAGTACTGGAAAAAGCGTTCATACATTTTCCAAGGTTTTGTAACTGACAATCCGTTACAAGAAGAAAAGCCAGAGAATCCAATTCGTCGATTCATTATTGGTCCTCAAGTATTCCAGATCATCAAAGCAGCTTTGATGGATCCAGATATGGAAGAATTGCCAACAGATTACACTGCTGGTGTTGACTTCCGTCTTAACAAGACATCTAAAGGTGGCTACGCAGACTACGGCACAAGCAATTGGGCACGTCGTGAGCGTCCACTGAGTGATGCAGAAATGCAAGCAATTAACACACATGGCTTGTACAACATGAATGACTTCCTTCCTAAGAAGCCAGATGAAGTTGCACTTAAAGTGATCAAAGAAATGTTTGAAGCGTCAGTAGACGGTGAAGCATATGATGCAGATCGCTGGAGTCAATACTTCCGTCCAAGCGGTATGGCAGCTCGTACTGGTGATCCGCAAGTAGCAGCAAGCGCAGGCGCAACTGCTGTGAGTCAAAGTGCTCCAGTAGCACAAGCAGCACCTGCTCCAGCAGTAGAAGATGACGTTCCTTTTAAGTCTAACGAAGAAGTAGCGGCAGAATCTGCTCCAGCAGCAGCACCAGCAGCCGGCGGCGCACAAGACATTCTAGCAATGATCCGCGCACGTCAAGGTCAGTAAAAACAACGCTGTAGGCTTGTATTTTTAAAAACAAGTCTACAGCCTTTGCCGCTTTTTATATTAGGAGAAAACATGGCTAAATCATTTGACGTTAGCAAGTTTCGTAAGGACTTGACTAAAAGTATCTCAGGCGTGAGTGCTGGATTTAACGATCCTACTGATTGGATTTCAACAGGATCATACGCATTAAACTTTCTTATCAGTGGCGACTTTCACAAAGGTGTTCCGCTAGGTAAGGTAACTGTGTTTG